CAAATAACCCCACTACTCAAGGCATTCAGGAATGTCGATATTTCACTTTGTTCCAGGTAGTACAACTGGCAAGTTGCACCAAAATTTGTCCAGTCCGCGTCCGAGTCAAAGATGAAGTTTCCGAGACTAGGAGCGTACATGTACGGATACTGCAGAAGCGCAACGCCACCAAAACAACGAACTCCGCTGGCCACAGGCACTTCGTTCTTTGATATGTCTGCGCACATGTGGTTGATAGCCTGATACACCTTGACCGTCCACAGTACACCGTCTGCGTTGAACGAAATCTGCTGATTAGGCACCTGGGCCAGCGGAATAGCCAGCATGCTTTAGTTCGTCGGGTTCTGCCGCGTGACTTGGCCGAAGCGGAATGCGAAACGCTTCGTCTTTGCACGACCGCTGCTTGCGCCAGACTGAACAACAGGGCCGGTGACCATCTTGCCGTCGCTTGCCGTCACCTTCATCCCGTTCGGATACGTCCAGACAATGGTGATGGCATCGCGTGCCGAGGATTTGCCTTTGGCCACACGGTTGGCGTCCGCGAGCGCTGTCAGATTCAAGTCGTCTTGCGATTGCGGGATGACGTTGACCACGATTTCGATCAGCTGCGGACGCGACCAAGTGATGGTGTCGCCATTCGGTCCCATCGACATATCTGCGATTTCCAGATCAGGAGAATCGAGCGGGTCTGCATCGTCCGCGAATTCCGAGATCGACATGCCGTTAGGGAATGTGCTGCTTGCCGTCAAGTTCCCTGTCAGGCCAAAGACAGAAATATCTTGTGCCATTTGCTACTCCAATGAATGTCCTGATTGTACGCGAGCGGCTGATGTTCTACTTTCTCACACCAGCCGCAGCACCGGTTTAGATCATCACATCCGAACCATTAACCGCTCGGATCGCATCCGACTTCGAGTACACGAAGAGGTAGTTTGCAACCCACTCCGTCAGACCGCTGTTCTGGTTCGTCTGCGATGTGAACGTGATGTTCAACCAGTATCCAAGCGTTTGAACCTGGCGCCACGCGTTCGGATCGTTCGTGATGCTGGTTATGTACTGTTGTTGAACGGCCGTCAGCGTCTTGCCCGGTGCGATAACGCCGTTGGTCTTTGCCAGGTTGATCGTCGGCTGCATGACGCCGAGGAGCATGCCGGCCCCAACAGGATCAGCCGGGACTTCCGGCACATTCAGGAACAGCGACAGGAAGTTTGCGCTGAATGAGGACTTGATCCACATTTCGTTCGCGAACGTATTCATGTCCACAGCGGCCTGCGACCCGCCGCACAGCACGCCTCGCTGGTAGAATGCAAGTTGCTGTCCTGCCGACTGTGTCACTCCGATATAGTTGCCACGACTTGCATCGACCGTGTTTGCCGTGATATCGTCGCTAACCGTCACGTTGCGCGAAGCGAACTGGTAGAACATGTAGTTCTGCGACGCAGCAGAATTGTTATAGTTCGTCGCCGCGAGGATTTCGCAGGGCGATTGCTCCACGTAGTCGTTGGCCTGCGTTGTGGACAGAATGTTGATTGCGACGCCGCTGTAGCCCTTGATGAGCGCGTACAGCGTTTGCAGATTGGACAACGGCGTCGCCAGCGAATACATGTACTGGTTGTTTTGCGCGTCGGTCCACTGCGCAATCAGCGCAATCTGCGCGTTGGTGAGAGGCGAGGACGGCGTGCAGTACGCGAACGAGCCGAAGTTGTTGCTGATTGCAGCTGACTTGGACACCGCTACGTCCGGAGTATCTGCTGCCTGACCAGCAACCAGAACCGTACCGGAAGTCGTCCAACCGAGTAGCGGCCCAAGGTCCGTTGCAAGGCCGGAAGGCGTGCACGACAGTGAGCCGGAACCAGGCGTGGAACCAGTGAGCACGAACTGATTCGTGTTCGTGTTGTACGTCACCGTGCAAGTCGTCAACTGCGCATTGCCGGTCGTGTTCGACGTAGGAACGGATGCGCCACTAACGAGGCCAGTCGTGGGCTCTGTCCAGTTGGTGCCAATGGAAATCGGCGTCGTGTTTTGCTTCGTCTCTGTGCCCGCCGACGTGGACACGTACACGTTATATCCGGTGGCCCCAGCCGATGCAGCGGGCGATGTTACTGTCAGCAAGTTGTTTGCCGCGACAACTTGCGATTGTTCGCCCGACGGAAGCGTCTCGCCAATCGCGTTGGTGTACGTTACCTTTACGTAGTACGTCGCGCCAGCAAGCGTGCCGCCTGCCGTCGATCCGGTCGTTGGCACACCCGGCGCACCGATAACCGTGCCAGCAGCCTGAAGCGCAGTTTGCAACAGCGATGCCACTTGCGTCAGAGTCGTGGCCGTCGAAAGGTTGATGCCTGTGATGTTGGATGGCGTCGCACCGCTGTTGATTGTCAGCGTTCCTGCTGTGATGGCGACGAGCGACGATAGCACTTTGGCAATAGTGTCGCCAACGATCATCGGGGCAATCGCGGCCGAAACCCAGCGCGCGAACGAAATGCGCTGCGGCGATGTGACTTGCTTGCTGATGAAGGCAAAGTATGCCAAGGCACGATAGTATTCCTCAGACTGCATGCCGAAGTATGCGCCAACCGAGGAGGCGTTGACGAACTCGGCAACGAGGCCAGGGGGCAGAAGGTTGTTCTGCGTCATCAAGCGAAGGATCAACTGACGCTGGGCCACCGCCGCGCCAGCACCCACGCCGGATACGATGTTGATATAACGGGACTGGCTAATCACGTCCGTTTCTCCATTAGGTTAACTTTGCTTCATCGTTGTTACTTGACTCGTGACCCCTTGCCACATCTGCGAGGAGTCAATAAGGGGCTTATCGAATCCCTTATTCTTCACCGTCGATTCTGCATTTGGCGCCCAGCCGCCGTTCTTGATGCTATCGACAATACATCCCTCCAGCGCCAACCCAATTTGACCAGCAGCTTGCTGAGGCGTTATTTCGCCATCAATAAGTTGACGCGCAATTTTCTTTTGAATCGACCTGCGCTTTGATCCGAATTTGGAATGCGCCATACGCATAAAAGGACGTGCTGGAATTGTGATTGTCTTATCGCCGCGCTTGATTGACGCTCCAAACTCTTGGATGCGGGCAATCTTTGCAATTGGCTGGCCGACCATCTTCTCAGGTACGTCCTTTGCCGCTTTATATCGATTTGTTTCAAACCAACCAGCCTCGATTACATACCCATCCTTCAGAGCTTTGAGCGCTTCCAGGTGCTTCTCAACGAGGTTTTTCTTTTTGGCCATCAGCCAGCAGTCTCGCCAGGATTGTCAATAACCGGGAACACACCTTGTCCTTGAAATCCCGTCACAGTTGCTCCGACCACTTTGTTGGTTGCACCAACGCTTGCCATGATCGTCCGCTTGTGCTGCAGAATCACATCGAAATTCGGGTTGGCTTCATAGATTTCTCGATCATCTTTGAAGTACGGATTTCTTATGTCCGTTATGCGAAGGATTCCGACGCCCGCTGCCTTCAACTGAGCCAGGCAGGCCCTGCTGTTTATGTACTGCTTCATGTAGTTTACTACATCGGACGCTGTAGGAAGACTCAGGTTGGACGCGTCTTGAATGACCAATGCGGACACTTGGAAGTGTGTCTCAGCCCATTGGTCTTCCTGTTGCGTGAACGTGTTGGACGCCTGGTTGTACGTCGGATAGCTAACCATCGGAAAGCCATATTCAACGTCAAACAGCTTCTCAAAGAATATGGTTGGTGCAGTCGGTGTTCCTTCTTGCGTCGGTTGATTCTTCTGCACAACCGCGTAATTCCAACCTGCGCTCGCGCTCGCGGCTTCAAGCTGCGTTGCGATTACCCCGATGAGTGCATTGTCGTTCATCACGCAGGTCCAGTTGCATTCTGCTTGTATCTAACGGCCAGGGCACTGGCCCAACCATCTTGCACAAACCAGCTATTCTCATTTTGCATCTGGTACAAATCACCAGACCAGATGAAACGATCGCCGCTCGTGTCACGCTGCAAATCGATTAGGTTTGCAGCCGCGAAGATGTTCACATACACCTTGTTGAAGTCCAACCCCAAGTCTGCATAGCTTGAGCGCGGAACCATCTGAACGCTCGCGCGCAACGGTACTGCAGCAGCAAATGCTGGTATCCATTGACGAGCGGCATTGAGCGTGCGTCCGGTGGCAGCATAATACTGCACCGTCTGCATTTTTATCAGACGTGCTGCTCGCTTTAGGATGTTCGAGCCTGGCGTGGTCATCTAGAACACTCCGCCAAACTTCCGGAATCCAGCTCCTTCTGGAAGTCCGCCGACGTAGAACCCGCCAACGGCTTTTATCTTCAGTAAGGCAAGCAGCTGCTGCCCATAAGCCGTCTGGTTCAGCCAATAATCCCAGGCATCCTTGACAGGAGGAGGAAGATTTGACACGCTGATGGCGCCAATCGTCGATGACGTCTCGATTGTGGCTTGCTGGCCAGGGTCGCCGCCGCCTGCGACGTTCCCGGCATCGGCCGTGAACAACGTCGTCAGGTGCGCGCACATAAGATCGAGTGCCAGCTGCAACGATGCGCCGTTCAGGTTGTTGCACGGGTTGTCGTCTGTGCTGATGTAATCGGACGCGACCGTCCAGTACATGGACAGGGTGGCAGTCGGATACTTCACTGTGTCGGCAAACGCCTGGAACAGTTGCCTGAAATTCGCATCGTTGTAGGATGGCATCGATTACCACTCCTGGTTCGATTCTCTTGTCGGCGTCTTGACCTTGATGCGTTGCGCCACCGTATCTTTCGTCAGCTGCGCGGCTTGGTCTGCCTGGTTGATGTCGCCGTCCTCTACCATGCGCTTGACGCGCTTGTGATCAGGCTCCTTGTCAAGGACAACCAGAAACCCACCGGTCAAATGCTTCTGGAACAACCAGTGTTCCTTGACCTTGTCGTATTGCTCCTGGGTCAGTCTTGTGACGACGCCGCGAGGAGTCCAGAGGACATTCCCATTCAAGTCCTCGCTGGTATCCCCAAAGCCGCCCTTTTGGTTCGGTCGATTGGCCCCGCCGCGAATTGTGATCGGGTCAGGCTCCGGAATTGGCAGCAAACTCTGATTATGGTTGTTCTTCGGATCGCCGATGAACCGATAGGTGCGATACGTGACCGCGTTGGTCATGGTGGAAAGTACGTACACGTCCGACATTTGCTCAGTCCTTGTATTTACGCCGCTGCAGCCCCTGAAGCTTGTGCGGTCGATGTGTAAATGGGCTGAGGTTCTCACCTCAGCCCTCAGTCACTGCTTTACGCAGCGATTAGATACCCGTCACGCGGACAACAGCCCACGGACGTTTACACAGGACACCAGCAGTCCCGTTGCTATAGTCCTCGACATAGGACTTGGCGCGCTTTTCGACGCCGAGCGTGACGAACTTCGTCTGGACCAGCTGCGAGAACGTTTCGCCGCCGTCCGTGGAGCCGTCGATGCTCGAATCGATGTCTTCGGCGAAGAGATAGAACACATCCGCGCCGCCGTTTGCCCCACCGAGTTCCGGTGCCGAAACGACACGGATTTTCGGATACGTCTGCGTGAGCCAGTCGCGCACCGACACACCGAAATCCGTGGTCACCGAGAGGTAATCCACCTTGTCCGTGGGAAGCGCCAGCGTCATTTCGACCTTTTCCGGGTCGATCTGATCTTGCGACTGCGTGCGGAGCGTGACGATGGCCATCCGAATGTCGCCGGTGATACCCTGGAACGTGCCATTGGCGCCGTTCCAGCCACCGGTAACGCTCGAAGCGACATATGCCGGAAGGTTCGGATCATTCAGGAAACCGAACGTTTGGTTGTTGCCGCTGTTCCAGCCATAGAAGCCAACCGCATTGCGGAAGATTTCCAGACCGACAGCCGCGCCTTGACGCTTCGTTTCAGCGGACGACAAGCGCATGGCTGCGCTGCGGCCTTCTTCGAGCAGACCAACCGAGATACCGAGCTCACCACGAACGATGGTGCGCTTGATGAAGTTGGTGTTCCAGTTCGCGAGCGGAATGTTTGTGTAATCGCCATATTCCGTGGCCGTCGCGGCAGGTTCGACGATGCCTTGTACGATTTCCTGATCTTCCCAGCTGCCGACCGTCTTCACCCCAACGATGTCGTCGATTTTGCGAGCCGACGTCATCACCTTGATGAATCCTGGCAGCCAGGTTTGGAGGAACTGAACCGGAGTCGGCAGCGAAGCGGCCGTGGCCGGTGCAACGAATGCAGCGTCCATTGCTCCCGAAGGCGAACCCTCGTTCAGCAATTTGACCTGCTGCAGCACCGTTGCATGGTCGAACACGATGCCGAACTTCTCGGCAAGCTTGTTCACCGCTGCAATGGTGATTTCTTTGCTGTCCATCGCCAACGGACGCACTTTGCGCGCAGCGATGTACGAGCGAGTTTTGGAAGGGCGCAACATAATCTTTATCGCTCCTGTGGTTGTACGCGCTTATTACTGCGTGAGTTGGACGATGGCCGAACCCGAAACCAACGCACCAACCGCCGATGCCGCGAGCGACAGAGGCGATACGACGCGAGCGTTGGGAATCAGAATCATGCCGGTGGGAACAGCTGCGCCAGCTGCGATGCTGAACAGCGCACCGTACGGAAGCGCGAGCGGGTTGTTGGCCGGCGTGATGCCTGCAGGCACGTAGCACAGCTGATCGCCGTACGTGGGCGTATAGGTTCCTGTCGTCTCGTTGAACAGCTCAACGATCAGACCTGTGGCCATGTCGAAGAACTCGCCTTCTGCGCCTTGCGGAAGATCGACCGAAGCCGCGAGCGAATTCCCTGCCGAGCCATAGAGCGCATAGCGCTGCGGATGGCCGAGGATGCCGAAGAAGTCCGGCCCACCGACGTTGACCATGACTTCACGCGCAGCATACGTGCTGCCGCTCGCGCCGATGTCCGATGCATAACCGAACGCACGGCTGATCCGGTTCGTCGATGCGCCCGGATCGGTGCCGAGGGTGGCCGAGTTGATGCGGGCCACGCGGGCGCGCTTGGGGCCGTCCTCAACCAGCTGGCCGGGAAAGCCAGTGGTGTAGGCGCGCTTGACGGAGGT